CCTGGGGATGGCCGAGATCGGCGAGGCGTGGGCGATTCCCGGCCCGCACCGCGACATCGTGATCGGCCCCCGGGACGTGGCCAAGTCGATCTGGTGGATCGTGCTCGCGGTCTGGGCGCTGGCGCACGGCCACCGCAAGTACCTGCTGGCGTTCTCCTGGACCCGGGACCAGGTGATCCTCCAGCTCGCGGACGTGCGCGAGGCCCTGGAGTCCCCGCTACTGCTGGAGGACTTCCCCGAGCTGGAGCCGCGGACCACCCGCGGCAGCCGGAACACGATGCATTACGTGACGCTGTCCGGTGCGTCGATCATGGGCCGGGGGCTCAAGGATTCCGTGCTCGGCGCGCGCGCCCCGAAGGGCGCCCGGCCGGATCTGATCATCTGGGACGACGCCGACCCGGAGGAGTCCAAGCACTCCCCGCGGGTCAAGCGCCAGCTACTCGACAAGCTGTCAATGATCTTGCCGATGAACCTCGACGCCGCGGTCCTGATCGTCGGCACCACGCCCATGCCCGGCTGTATCACCCACGATGGCGTCCGCCGCTTACAAGGTAAGCCTGGGGTGCTCCCGGACCGTGGGCAATGGGTGGACCGCCAACGTTTCCGGGCCCATTGGTGGCCCGCGATCCTCGATGAAGGGACCCCGATGGAACGCTCACTCTGGCGCGAGAAATGGTCACTCAGCCGGTTGCGCCGGATGATGCGCGACGACCCGGACGGGTACGACCGCGATTACAAGTGCGACCCCGGCGCCGCCGTCGCGCTGCGCCTGTGGACGCCGGAGGGCTACCGCTACGCGCAGGGGCACACCATCCCGCGCCGAGCGCTGTCCATCGATGGCGCGGTGACCCGGAAAGCCACGTCCGATCTCACCGCGATCACCGTGGGGGGTGCCGCCACCGACCCGCGCAAAGTAGTGATCGAGCACGCGGAGCAGGGCCGCATCCGCGGGCTGGAATTGCGGGAGCGGATCTGGGAGTACAGCAAGATCTATCCACGGACGTTGAAGGTCGTCCTGATCGAGACGAACAACGGCGGGGACCGCTGGCGCGAGGTGCTGGAGCCGTTCCCGCCGTGCATCGAGGAGATCATCGAGTACACCGTGGGCGGGGCCAAGCGCCAGCGCATCGAGGGGCTACACCGGCACTACGACCGCGGCGCGGTGCTGCACGCGACCCGGCTGCCCGAGCTGGAAGATCAGCAATGTGCCTGGGACCCGACCGCCACCGAGGATGATCTCCTCGACTCGGAGGCCGGACTGGTCCGCTGGGCGCTCACCGGCTGGCCGGGGGACGGGCCGCCCCCCGTCGTCGAGCCCGACCCGCCGCCGGAGCACCGTGGATTGCGCTCCGTGCCGACCCGACGTACGAGGTGACCCGTTGACAGACCAGAGTCAATCCCGACGCGACCACCCGAGCGGATCGGCGCGCGTGCAGTGCCGCTGCCCGAAGCACTGCCCGCAGGAGATCGCCGAGCGCCGCGAGCGGCGCGCCCGGCTCGATCCCGACGTCTGGGCCGAGACGATCTGGCCATGGCTGACCGCCGTCGACCGCGCGTGCCCGAGCTGGGGGCGGTCCATGGCGCGCATCCTGCTGACCAGCGTCCGCAGTGATCTCACGGTGGACATCGGGCGCAGCTACGGGATGACGGAGTGGACCACCACCCGGGCACTGGCCCGGCTGTGCGCGGCCGGACTGCTCGCGCCGCTCACCGACGACCCGGGCCGGGCCCGGATCATCGTGCCGACCTGATCGCGGCCCGTGCCAGCATGAGGGCGCCCCGGGGAGGAGGCGCCCCCATGTCCCAGCGATTCACCGCCGAGCTACTCGGCACGTTCGCTCTCGTCTTTTTCGCGGTCGGCTCGGCGGTATTCGGACTGATCTCCATCGGCCCGTTCGGGGTCGCGCTGGCGTTCGGCGTGATCCTGCTCGCGCTGGCCTACGCGATCGGCCCGGTCTCCGGCTGCCACGTGAATCCGGCGGTGACCCTGGGGGTGTTGCTGGCCCGCGGTATCACCGGCAAGGCCGCGGGTATCTACATCGCGGCGCAACTGATCGGCGCCATTCTGGCCGGAGGACTGCTCAAGATCATGGTGACCTACGGCGGGGTGCTGGACAACACCGGCGCACTGGGGACGAACTCCTGGGGGGCCACGGTGGACACGCTCGGCGCGTTCATCATCGAGGTTGCCTTGACCGCGCTCCTGGTGCTGGTCGTCCTACTGGTCACCCGGGCCGACGCCGCGCCCGGGTTTGCGGGGCTGGCCATCGGCCTAGTCCTGACCGGCATTCACCTGGTCGGTATCCCGCTCACCGGAACATCGGTCAACCCGGCCCGCTCGATCGGCCCGGCGCTTTTCTACTGGCCCGCCCTGCCCCAGCTCTGGCTATTCATCGTCGCCCCGTTGATCGGTGGTGCGCTGGCGTTCGGACTGTCCAAGGCCCTGCCGCCGACGCCGCGCCCGGTGCGCGAGGTGGACCCCTCCGGTGCCCGTCCGTGAGCACCGACCGGCGCACACCCGAGAGCCCGGCCGAGCCCGGCAGCCCGGCCGAGTGGCTCGGCGAGGGGGGCACGGCCGCACTGGGGGCCGACTGGACGGAGCGCTGCCTGGCCGATCCCGAGCTGCGCCATGTGCTCGGCCACCTGGGCCCGGCCCAGCACGCGCGCATGGTCGCCTATCACCGGCACTACTTGGCCGACATCATGGGCGGCCCGCCGAGCCACGCGGGCGAGCTGGACGACGCGCACGCCACGCTGGCCATCGACCGGCGCGCGTTCGAGCGGGTAGCCGGGCACCTGCGCGACGCGCTGCGGGCTGCCCGACTGGACGGCCCGGACGCGGCTAAGATCCTGGCACACGTCGCGGCCCTCGCCCCCCTGGTGATCACCCGCCGTTAGGCGTGATCACCCATGCCACTCGCCGCACCCGTGGGGGGACGAGTGCGGCCGGGTGTGGTGCGGGGCCCGCCTCCCGGGGGGCGATGGTGCGGGCCCCGCGCCTGTTACCACCGCGCTGGGGCCCTGTGCGGCCGTGTGCATGGCCATTCGGGCCGATCACGCGCACCATGGGTGAGCGCGGGCGCCCCGGGTAGGGCGCTCGGCCCCGGGAGCCGACCATAGGGGAACCCGAGACGCCCGCGCGCTAGCGTTGACGATCACGCGGCGGGCCGCGCACACAGGAACCCCCCGCACGCGCGGCCCTTGCCCCGGTACCTAACAGCGGCGGGACCGGTCGGACCCACCGTGACCATGGTTGCGTACGCGTCCACCGACAGACGCACCACCGCCCGGTGCCGTCGCCGTGGGCCGTTACCGTGCCCCCATGAGCATCTCGGCGAACGTGGGCCGCCCACCTTTCCGGCGCGCCTACGCATTCGGTCTGATCACCGCTCTGTTTTTCGTGCTCTCCTGGGCCGGTCAGTTCGTCACGCAGTATTACGTCGAGCTACGCGACGCCGCCGAGCACGGGCAGCCGTTCCAGTTCACCGAGTTTCTTATCCAATTCGGCGCAAGCACATTCGAGAATTGGCAATCCGAAATGTTGCAGCTCGTTTGGCAGGCCGCCGGATTGGCCGCACTGCTCTACTGGGGTAGCTCACAGTCCCGGGAGAGCGACGACCGGATCGAGGCCAAGCTCGACGCGTTGTGCCGGGCCAGCGGGGTGGACCCGGTGGCGATCAGCGAGGCCACCAACCGCGCCGCCTAGCCGATCCGCCAGATCTGCATGCTGGCCCGGGTGATGTCGAATTGGCCACCCAGGTCCGAGAACATATACAGCCGCAAGAGATCGTTTTGATTGAACGCGGCAATACGCGTGTAGTCCCAGGAGAGTCGATTACCCCCGGCGCCCGACATCCACATCCACTTGTTCCACTGGAACCACGTACCGTCCCCGTTACTGGTGTGAATGCCGACGCCGACCCCGGTCCCGTCCGGGAACCCGGCTTTCGACACCTGCCCGTCGGTGGGCCGGATGAGCGCCTGGCAGAGATAGACCCCGGACGCCGGGACGGTATATATCCAGTTCGCCGTGTTGAAACTGTTAGTGGTGTCGGTGACCTTGGTGTCGAGTTTCAGCGTCTCGAACGTGGCGTTAGGGATGACCTGTTTCGTGGCCCCGGCGGGCGAGCCCGCCATGTTCACATCGCAGAAATAGGTCTTTGCGCTCGGCGCATAGAGCGTGGGTAGGACGTTATTGACGTGGTTCGAGATCGCGTTGACTTCGTCCGCGGTGAGCTTAGCGAAGCGCGTGTCCCAGGTGATCGGCCCGTGTTTGAGCTGTGTCGGATCGCTCAGCGCCATTGACAGCCCCCGGTCAATTCAGCTTGGACACGCGCAGGGCCGAGCCCGCGCGAATGGTCGTGTTGTGTGAGTTGGACGTCTGCTGAGCGAACTGCAGGCGCACCGAGCCCGCCGTGGGGCCGAGCATCACGAACGCGATCACCTGCACGAACATCGGCACCGAGTCCGACCCGGCCCGGTTGTGCACGACGGTGAGGCTGTCCTGGACCACCGCATCGAGATCGCCCACGCCCGCGGTCGCCGCGTTGGCCAGGCCGAGCGCGGTCCACCACGACCCGGTGCCCGCGGCCCCGTTGCCCGGCACGTAGTCGCCCGGCAGCGCCCACGCAAATTTGATCTTGGCTGCGATCGACGCGTGATAGGCGATGATCGCCTCGGCCGTGTACCAGCCGTTCGCGTCGCCCGGGAACGCCAGGCCGGTGATGTCTTTGAGCGTGGCGGAGTTGGGACTGAAAGTCGGCACCGCCGCGCGGAACGTCTGCGGCAGTGCGTTGATTTCGTTCCCGCGGATCTTCTGGCCCGCGGCATAGAGCGCCATCATGATCCTTTCAGAGTGCGTAGACCGCGGGCTGCCACACCTGCACGGGGGTCCCGGCCGGACGGGTGACCGGCATCGGATCGATCGTGAACGTCTGCGTCCCGCCGGATGGCGCCGCGCACGCGGTGGCCCGCACCGCGATGCCGCCGACGTCGAGCGAGAGCGGGAAGTCGGCCGGGCGGGCCGCCGAGGTCACCCAGGCCGGTCCGGCGCTCACCGCGACCTTGAGCGTGGTCTGACCGGCGGGTGTCAGCTCGGCGATGGTCGACCCGTTGGTGTCAACGCGCGCGGCGAACTCCTCCCGTGGATCACCGGCCCCGCCGTTGGCATTGGCGCACACCTGGGCCACCGACCAGCGCCGGTACAGCGACGTGTTGAGCGTGGCCACCCACAGGTGCGGGGTGATCGTCTGCTCGTAGCCCTCGACCGCCAGCGCGATGGACTCCTCCGGCGCCGCCGCGTTCACCGCGTGCACGTGCTCGACGTCGACCCGGTCGCCCGGGAGTAGCGCCAGCCATTCGTCGAGCAGGCCGGGCCGGGCGGTGAGATTCAGCGTGAGACGCGGGTAGCGGTAGCCCTCCGCGGTGCCCTGGAACACCGCCCACGCCGCGTATTGCACGAGGGCGGCATCGGACTGCACCCCCACCCCGAAAGAGTTGTCATAACGACCGATGATGTTGGACCCGAGCGGGCCCGTGGTGTCGGTGAAGGCCGCCGAGCTGCCCGCGTGTCGCTTCACCTCGGCCCGGTTGCAGCGGTACGCGTCATCGTGCGCCGGGACGAACGGGATACCGAGATCCCCGGCCGCCGCATCGAGCGTGAGCGCGGGCGCGCGGGACTCCCGGTACCGCTTGGTGGTGTAGGTGATCCCGGGCGTGACCCCGTCCCACAGCAGACCTTGATCGGTGGCCTCGCAGTCGCCGAGCAGCTCCAGTACCGTGCCGACCGACTGGGGCCCCATGATGTCGGACACCGAGGCCCGCGGCACGTCGCCGTCGTGCATCGTCCAGGGCATCCCCTGCTCGTCGGACAGGCGCTTAATGCGCGCGCCGACCTCATCCCCGGACCACGCATTGAGGTGCCGCACGTGCTCGGCCCCGTCGCGCAGATCCTTGCGCACCACGATGTGACCCAGGGCCACGTCGAAATGCCCGCCGTCGGTGCACGTCTGGACGCGCAGCGCCTTTCCCACCGAGGCGCCCGGCACGACCGCGCCGCCCGCACCCGGGCCGTACACGTAGCCGATGCCCGCACCCTGCTCGATGAAGTCGACCACCCAGTCGACATTGGCGCCGGACTTGGTGAGGGTGAGCCCGAGCTGGCCCCGGCGGCCGTCGATTCCCACCGTCGGCAGCACCGCCCCGGGCGCGAGGCACAACGCGATCGGCGGGGTGTCGAGTACGAGCGTGGTGAAATTGCGCCAGGCCCGGACGTTGATCAGTCCACCGGTCATGTAGCGCAATTCCCAGAATTGCGGGTCCCCGGTGGTGATCAGGCCCAGGATCACCGTGCCGTTGATCGATCCGGCGCTCGGCATCTCGATCAGGCAGCGGAGTTGGATGATCTCCGTCCCCGTGTAGTCCGGCACCGCGCCGTACCACTCGGAATCACTGACCAGCGGCAGCGGTTGCGAGCACCAGAATCCCTCGGCCTCGGCCAGCCGCGGGACCGCCGGGGGCAGGTCCGGGTTACCGCCCGCGTGCAGCCGCCCCGAGTAGTCCATGGGTGGGTGCGTCGGGATGGCGCTGGCGAGCTGGCGCGCGTCCTGGGCGTCCTCACAGGGCCAGTACGCGACCACCCCGGGGGTCCCGGTCAGCCCGCGCCGGATCGGTGAGATCACCGGGGGCTGGCCCTGAGCGAGCCGCCGCATGACCCCGGACGCCGACACGGTCACCGTCGCGTCCCCGCGCGAGGTTCCGCTCAGCGGGACCGTCGACCACGACGGGGTGAACCCGTCGGCGTACCCGGTGAAGATCACCTTAAAGGGCGGCCCGCCGGTCAGGCTGGCGCTGATCTGGATCGGCGTGCCTTGGCGGATGTTCGGCCAGTACGGGGACCGGCCGCCGAGTGAGTATTTCCCGGTCCGGTTGTCCAGGGTGAACGCGCATGCCGCGGGCTGCGCGCCGCCCGCCTCATCGGCCCGGCCGTGGCGCAGGTGCACCCCCTGCTCGATCCGCACGTCGGAGGTGATCTCGGTGAACACCCAGTCCGAGCCGTCCGGGTCGGTGAGATCACCACCGAACGCCGCCGCCACCGCGAACAGCGGCGCCGGGGTCCGGCGGACACCCGGCAGCGCCATGCCCGCGACGCCCACCGAGAGCGTGAACGCGTCCGGGTCGGACCAGCCGGTGGCGTCCCGGGCCCGGTACTGGAAGGTCCACTGTCCGAGCGTGGGCGGGGTCCAGGAGAGCAGGGCCGCGGTACCCACCACCGAGCCCACTCCGGACGGCCCGGTGGTGATCTTCCACTCGCGCTGCAGGATCGCCCCGACATCGCCGGGGATCTCGCTGGCCGTGCGGGTGAACGCGCCGCCCCCGCCGCCGATCGTTACGTCCGGCCCGGCGCCCACCCGCGGCCGGAGCGGGGTGACCGTGACCTTCATGTCGGAAAGATCATTGGCCGCCGACGCGCCTACCGCGTTCGTCGCCTTGTACCGCAGCACGTACGGCCCGGCCGTGGCGCTGGGCAGCACGACCGATTGCGCCGTGCCGACCACGGTCCCGCCGCCGGAGACCGGAAACGGGAACTGCCGCCACTCGCGAGCCGTGATCGGGTTGCCCTTGGGATCTTCCGCCGAGATATGGGTGATCGACTGCAGGCGCTCAATCGTGGTGTCGTCGCCCGCGTAGACCGCGGGCACCTCCGGCGCCGGTCGAAATTCCATGTAAACGACCGGGAACACCGAGAATGTGTGGGTGGGACTGATCGTGTACGACTGATTGGTGTCCGGGGTGACCCACTTGGCTACGATCGAATAGCCCGACACACCGCGCGGGTTGCCCGCGTCCACCGGCTGATCCCACGTATTCGAGCTGAGAATGCCGTCACCCGCGATACCGGTGGGTAGCGGGCGCTTCATGCAGTCGGTGCCGCCGATGATGGCGATCGTGTTCCCCGGGGACGGAAACGGCGAGCTGTGCAGCGTGTAGTTGGTGACCGGGCGGCCGTAGGTGTCCTGATATCCCCAGTCCTGTTGCGGCTGGGCCGGGTCGTATCCGGTGACCGTGTAGATATCGAACGATGGCCGCCGCCATCCGGCCGTCCCGTTCGTGACTACGGTGATGACCGGCGAGCCGTTGGCCGGGATGGGGATGGCCGCATAAATACCCGTGAGGGCGCCGTCCGAGACGTTGCCCATAAAGGTATTGGTGTGTACGTAGTTGATTCCCCAGCCGGTGGACAGGGTGACCGTTGCGGCATTGGTGTTCTCGTAGTCCGAGTCCGCCCCGACCACGATCACCAGGGCGTCGCCCGTGGCGCACGGAATGGGCCCGGAGACCGCCGTGTTCCCGGTCCCGGGTGGGCTGTCGACGTGCCCGCGGTAAGTGACCGTGAGCGCCATCAGATGCGAATCCCAGCCTTCTGGAGCTGGAGCTGGCCCGTGCGGACCAGGTTCATCAGCATGCTTGACAGCGCGCTGTCAGCGCCCGGCGCCACCTGCAGCTCGATCTTGCCGCTGCCCACGGGCGTGGTCCCGCCCGCGTAGAACGAATTAGGGACCCAGGACCTATCTTCGGCCATGGTGAGCCCGAACGTCTTGGACGCCCACGCGGCCAGGTCATTGATATTTTTCCCACCGGCCGCCCGGAACATATCCGAGATCTGGTCATTGTATTTCGCCAGGTTCGCACTCATCCCCTGGAATGACAGATCCTCGAATATTGCGCCCTTATGGTTGAGCAATTCCTTGACCGCGTCCGCCATGGGTGCGGCCTGATTCATCGCGCCCTGGGCCTGGCTCATGATCTGGGTGGCCGCCGCCTGGATCTTGGGCAGCATGGACTTAATGCCCTCAATGAATCCATCGATCAGCGACTGGCCCCTAAAGAATGTCCAGCCGCCGCCGGAGAATGGACCGATGGGGGGCGGGGACTGGGGGAACGGGTTGGACGCCGCGTCGACCGCGACGATGCCCGCCTGCCGGGACGCATCCACCTTGGACTCGATGCCCTTATTGAATCCGTCGATCAGCGAGGCGCCGGAGTCGTAGAGCTTCATCGAGGTATCCCCGATGGCCTGGACGATCATATCCGGCAGGCCCTTGATCCATTCGAGGATCTGCTCGAATATCGCTTTGGCGCCCTCCCAGAATCCATTGATAAACGCGCGGCCCTTCTCTACGAGCGCGTCTTTCATGTCACCGATGGCCGCGATCGCCTTGGGCGGGAACGCCGTTACCTCGGCCACGATGGCCGCGATCCGTTCCTTGATCGCTTCATACATCGCGTTCCAGTGGGTGCGCGCCTTCTCCGGCAGCGCGGCGAACGCATCGATCCCGGCAGTGATCTTGGCATTGGCGTCCGCGAAGGCCGCCTTGATCTCCTCCCAGTAGGTCCGCCAGCGCTGGGAGAGCTGGGCGAACGACTCTGCGATCTTGACCCCGTAGTCGATCAGTCCCACGAACTCCGTCACCAGGAACTTGATCGCCGGGATCAACACATCGTTGATCACTCCGGCCAGTACCGGCATCGCGTTGCGGGCCAGCTCCAAGATCGGCGGGACGACCGGGAGCAGAGCCTGGGTCAACTCCAGCGCGCCCTTGACCAGCTCCAGGAACAGCGGCGCCAGCGTGCGGATGATGTCCGCCAGCAGCGGCCCGGCCGTCCGCGCGATCTCCATGATCACTGGAGCCATGTCACGGAACGCCTGGGCCACCACCGGGACCACCGGGCGCAGTCCGTCGGCAAGTTCCTTGACCACCTCGGCGAGCACCGGACCCAGCTCGCGCAAGATCGGCGTGAGGGTCTCCATCATGACCGCCGCGAACTCGGCCAAGATCGGGACGAGTGCCTCGACGATCGGCAGCAGGGCGTCCAGCGCCGCGGTCAGAAGATCAGCAATGTCCTTCCCGAGCCGACCGATGAACGGCGCGAGCGACTCCACGATGCGGAGCAGGCCATCCCCGAGCGCCCGCACGACCTGCATGATCGAGGGCTCTAGGGCGGCGAAGGCGGGGCCGAGTGAGTTGGCGAGCTGGCCCACCAATTGCCCGAGGTACTGGAGCAATTCCTGGGTGAGCTTGAATAGCGCATCCATCCCCGCGACCGCGCCCGGGGTGCCCTTTGTCAGCTCCGCGAAGAATTGCCCGATCCCGGTCCCGAGCGTGCCCAGCCCGCGGCCGAATGAATCGACCAGTGGCCCCGCATTACGGATCGCCGTCTCGAACCCGGGCATGGCATTCTCGACGAGAGCAATGACCCCGTCGGTGAACATCCGCAGGTGTGGCGCGGCCATCTCGAAAATGCGGCCGAGCGAGGGGGCGATCCGGTTAAAGGCCGCCTCGATCGAGTTGGCCGTCCGCAGTAGCTCCGCCTCGATCGGCTTGGCCAGCCGTTGCGTCTCCGCGACGACGTGATCTTTCATCTGGGTGAAGGCCGTCTTCACCTGCTCGGACTGGGCCGCCGCCGCGATGCCGATCCCCAGGAACGCCGCGGGCAGGGCCGCGACCGCGACCACCGTGGCCGACGCGGCAGCGCCGATCCCGCCGAGGATGCCGACCGTTCCGGCCACCCCGGCCACCGCGATCCCGATGGACCGAATCTCACGCTTGAGTTGATCAGCGTCACCGCGGAAGTTGAGCGTGACGGTGGGCCCGCCGACAGCCATCAGGCGACCCCCGTCCGGGGGCTGTAGTGGCCGCTGCGCGCCTGGGGGGCCCGGCCCGGCACTCGCCTACCCACGGGGGTCCCAGCCGCTCTCCCGGCACGCCTCCCGGAGGTTCGCGTGCATCCCCAGCTCGATCTCCGGTTTGTGCGCCGCGTAGGCCCGGAACAGGTACCGGCCGCCCTTGATCCACTGCCGGGACACCGAGTGCCGACGACCGACCCGGCCGCCGAAGTCGAGCCACCCCATGTACGGGAACCGGGGCCCACCCTCGGTGACCGCCGCCCCGGTGCCCTTCCGGTTTTCCACCTCGACGGAGCTGCGCGCGTGGCCCATGGCCACCGGCCCGATCGGGATGAGCGTGCGGGTCCGGGTGGCGACCGCCTGGGCCGCGTCGGTGCACGAATCGTCCAGCTCACGGTCTGCCGCCGCACTGAGCGCGGCCAGGCACGCCTCCACGTGCGGGATGCCGTCGACGTCGACCCGGATGGCCATCCGTTGACACCTCCCGGTCAACGCCTGCTCTGCGCGAGCTGCGTCTCTTGTTTGCGGCGGCCGTAGTAAATGGTCCAGGCGATGAACTCCTGATTACTCATGCGGGAGAGCAGCTCTCCCACCGTCATCCCCAGTTCCTTAGCCAGGAAGAATGCGAACTCGATATCAGGACGGGCGTCGAAATTGCTTGTAGGCCGCCTTACCCGAGCCGATCTCCATACCGGACAGCTCCAGAATTGCGTTCACCACGATCACCATCTCACCGGCCGCGCTGGACGCCTGCCACTGGCCGACCTCATGCGGGGTGAAGCGCGGTTCGACGCACGCCTGAGAAATGAGCACCTGCTCCATCTCGGCCGCGCCCATTTCCTTCTGATAGACCGCGAGCGCCTCGGCCCGGGACAGCGGCCGGATCTTGATGATCCCCATCCCGGGAATCGCTACCGGGGTGACCCCGAACGCCCGGCCGCCGAGTAGCGCCGCCTTGTCGACAAGCTGGCCCGGTTCCTGGGGGCTCACCTCGCCGAGGGTCACCGTGCCGTTGTCCGGCCTGTACTGCTCATCCATGTCCTGCCCCTATGCCTCTCGTCCGATGGGCGGGTGTGAAGTGCGGGTGAATTACGGCGTGCCCTCAGTGGTGACAACCGCGCCGGAGCCCTGGAACTGGGCCTCGAACTTGATCATGTCCGCGACCGGCGCCGTCTCCGTGTACTGGGTCAAGATCCCGTCGAACGTGCGGGTCACCCCGGTCGCGCCCTCCGGCTTGTATTCGATCTCGATGATCTCGCCGAGGTTCGGCTCCAGGATCGAGCGCGGGCCCGTGCTGGCCGTGTCGTCGTATTGCCCCTCGACCTTCATCGAGGATTCCTTGAGACCTCCGGAAAAGACCTTGTAGTCGTTTCCGAAAGTGGTCACGTCGTGTGCCTCGGCCTTGAGCTCGTATTCGCACGAGGTGCCGAACACGCTCAGATCCTTAGCGTCGGCCGAAATAACCGTGCCCTTGCCGTGGACGAATGCCATGACTAACCCTTTCCGATGAGTCGCACCCGGAATGTCGCGGCCAGGTATTCGACGCTTGACACGGTGGAAACCAGGAACTGGACATCGATCACGTGTGCGATGTCGTACGCGCTGGTCGTATGCGTTTCGATGGCCTCTTTGACGCTCAGGCCGCCGGACCCGTCGACGTACTGGCCGAGCGTGTTACGCGAAGATTCCGCGTCGTACCGTCCGACATAGACCGTGACGGGGATCTCGATATCGTCGGCACCCCGCGCCATGGTCGCGTCGAACCGATAGGTCCGAGGCAGGTTGACCATTGCCATCGGTGGGTGGATGCGTTGCTCGGTATAGGGATGCACGCGCAATCCCTCGCACGCTTTCAGTGCCTCGCCGAGCTGGTCCATCACGTCGCGGAGGATCATGCGAGCACCGGCCCGAGCGCGCGCACATAGGGCCGCAACATCGCCTCGACGTCGGGGTCCACCTTGGCCAGCAGGCGCACCTCTGAGCCGACCTCGGCCGACCCGGCCACCCCGAACGGGGCATCCCGGCGGGCCAGCAGGCGGGACGACTGCAGGAGGCACGCCTCATGGATCGTGTCCGGCACCGCGGGCCAGCCCCAGACGCCGGTCACCCGCACCGCATCCGCCAGCAACGGCGGGGACGGATACGAGCTACCGGCGAACAGGATCTCCGTGAACGGCCGCCCCAGCGCGGTTGCGTTGCGCGGCAGGGCGGCCGTGCCGGTGACCGGGGTGTAGCTCTCGGCCCCGACACTGACCGCCACCGCGACGACGAGCCCGACCACGCTGGCGAGATCGTCGAGGCGCGCTACCCACTGCCCACGGACGGACGGCCCATAGCCGCGCGGCGTGGCCGTGTAGTAACGATCTTCCGGCGCGTCCGTCTTGCCGAACTGGCGGGTATGCCCCGGGCTGGGATCGCACGCGTGATCGATCATCCGGGACGCCGCGTCGATCGCCGCCGTGATCACGATCTCGTCGGCAACGTCGTCGATCCGGACGAACGATGCCAGTTCGTCCGGGGTCGCATAGCTCGGCGCCCACGGCATGATCGATCAGCGCTTGCGGGTGGTCGTCTTGGACGTGGTGGTGGACTCCGACTTGGACGCGGCCGAGTCGTCCGAGTCGGACGTCCCGGCCGACCCGGCCGCGTCGTCGTCCGGGTCCGCCGTGTCACCGGCCGCGGACCCGGGACTGTCCGACGACGCCGGGGAGTCCCCGGGGGAAGTGGGCGTGCTGGCAGACCCGCCCGACGTCGCCGTGTCCTTACCGGCCGTCTTGCCCGCCGGGATGGTGATCGGTCCACCAGAGGCGCTCTGGTTCGACGCCTGCGGGACCCCTGCGGGCAGCTCGTCCGCGCCCGGGGACTCGGTGCCCGGTTCCGTCTTGCTGATCTTGTTCGGCTCGGCGTCGGCAGGCGTGTCGCCCCCGTAGGGACCGGCGCCCATGGTGGCCGGGTCCGGCACCGCGTAAGCGATCGCGCCGCCCTCCAGTGGGGTGCTGGCGTCCAGCACGGTGCCCGGCTCGATCTGCTCGACGTCCTTGGGTGCGTGGTGGGTGGCCGCCGCGTCCTGCGGGATGCTCGGCGGGCCCACCCGACCCTTGACGTGGCTCTGCGCCGCGGTGGCCACCGGCTCGCTCGACGGGTCGCCCGGGACCGGGCCACCCTCCGGCCCGGCGCCTACGCCCTCGGCCAGCGGCGCCTCCGGGGTGCCCTCACCCAGCGGGGGCTCCGTGGTGTCGGCGGTGGTGTTGACCTTCTCGTCAGCCATTGTGTGCCGATTCCTTTCCGACTCAGGCAGCCGTGATCGTGACGCGCCGGACAGAGTTGGCCGCCTGCCGAACAATCACGGCGGAATAGGCCCAGACACCGAGCTTGACGGATTCCGGTCCGGCCACTTCCTCGTACCGGAATCGCAGCATGTTGCCCTCGAAAAGAATGGTGTCCGCGGTCCGGAAAACAATGATGCTTTCCGGGAATGTGGCACCGCCGACGCCGAGACCGTCGGTGGCCGCGACGGCGAGGCCGCCGACCGTGCCGGGAACCTTCACCGATCCGCGGCCCGAGACGTTCACCAACTGGCCCTCATCGGTCGGGTAGAGGCGCCGCCCGGCCGTGTCGCGGAACTTGTTGAATCGGCCCCAGCGGGACACCCGCATCACGCATGCGTCGGCCGGGAGCTTGCGCGCGTTCCAGACCGCGATCGCGGCATCGGTGAGACCGTCCTCGGCCGCCGCCGCGGTGAAGTTCGCTGCGTCGCTGGCGAAGGTGGCCACGGCCGCACCGGCCGCCGTGATCAGGGCAGCGGTCACGCTGTCCTCGATCTTGCGGTTGTAGACGCTGAGCATGTCGCCGTAGATCAGCGAGTCCGCCGCCGGGTTGGTCATGTCGATCATCTGGCGGGAGACGACCTGGATACCGGACACCGGCTTGGGCGTGACCACGTCGGTGGTCGTCGCGAACGCATCCGTCTCGGCCGGGTGCGTGTTCTCCGTGGCCTGCTGGGCGAGCACCCCATCGGTCCCCGCGGTCTGCCGCTGCAGCGTCATCGGCGCCGGGTTGGTGATCGGGATGTGCCGGACCAGCTCGGCCACCACGCGGCCCTGCCGGGCCAGCGCTTCGTACTCACTGGTGAGCCACTGCGGCGGGACGATGCCCGCGCCGGACACGGTGGTGGACAGCGCGCGGTTGTGCTCCTGCAGACGCGTCGCCGCGTCGCCGTCGCCCTCGCGGGCCCGCACGATGTCGGCAAAGAATGAGTGCTCCCCGCCCTCGACCGCGCTGCGGTAGTGGCCCGGGTCGCGGTCCTGGGTGTGCGCGCCGCCGGTCCCGTTGCCGGACGTGTCGTGCTCGCTGCGGTGCTGGTCGTCGCCGCCCGCGTTCTCCGCGGGGCCGGTCTGGCCGCCGATCTCGGCGTATCCGGCCGCCACGCGGGCCGCCCGGATCTCGTCCTCGACGAGCGTCTCGATCTCGGCCGCGAGTGCCTCGGCCCGCTCCCGGTCCGCGTTGATCGCGGCCAGCTCAGCGTCCGTGAGGTCGCGCCCGGCGCCGTTCTCGGCGCCCGCGGCAGCCTCGATCACGCCGCGGTTGCGTTCGTGGATCTCGGTGAACTCTTGACGCCGCCGTGTCAATACGGCCGATCCGCCGGGCGACCGGCGATGCATGGCGAGGGTGGTGGCGAGCAGAAACAGGCGCACGAACATGGCGGCAGCTCCCGGACGGAGTGGCCCTAGAGCAGGGCAGCGGAAACGGGGACCGGGGTGCCTGCTACGAATGCCGCCGGGATGCTGGCCAGTCCCGGGCATTGACACCGGGCTGTCAGGGGGCCGTACGCGCGATCCGCCGGGAAACCGGGGAGATCGGGCCCGACGGTAGACCGGATCACGGCCCGCCGTCGAGCCCGGGGCCCGCACAGGGTCATAGGTCGCGAGCCCGAGCTACCCCACGGCGCTCACCCGGAATGACCAGCCGGGCCCGGTTCCCCGGGACACTTCCGATAGCTCAGCCGCTCACTCCACGCCTGCTCACAGACGTAACAACCCACCTCGATAGCCGCCAGGTTCTCCCGGTCCAAGTGGATCTGATCGGCGCTGTGCCCGCGCAGATTGGCCAGGCTCACCCGGTAGACCGCGGCAGCGATCCACACGTGTTCCCCGTGCTCCGGTTCGAGTAGCTCCGGCCGCGGGGCCGCCTCGAACTTGATCCCCGTCCCGATCACCGCGTCCCGCTCGGCATCACCATCGGCCACTCGGCCAGCATCGCCCGAGCCCGCGTCAGTCGCGCCCGGGACAGCGCCGCCACTTCGTCCGCCTCATCCCGCACCCCGCCGACGAACGCCGCATCGGCGTACGCGCCGCGCAGCACGGCCGCCGCCTCGAACGGATCGAACCGGGTCCGCGACACGGTGCCGTCGGGCATCCGGCGCTCCCACTGCGGAGCGGCCCGGAACCCCACGGACAGCTCCCGGTAGACCCCGTCTTTGATCAACTCGATCAGCTCGTCCCCGGTGGCCGTCTTGCTCACCCGCCACTCGCCGTACAGCCCGGCCGCGTCGTCGCGGAGCAGCATCGTTCGCCCGCACGGCGAGCCGCCCTGTCGGACGTGCTCGCGGGCGAAGTGCATCCGGTACGCGGGCAGCCCGCCGGGCGCCCGGCCGCGCTCTCCGGCCTGGATCACATGATCAGCAGAGCCGCGCTCGAACTGCTCGATCAGCGTCGCATCGATCCGCTGCGGATGGTTCCACGGGACCAGGATGCCGAACACGGTCCGCCCGTCGCTCCCACCCTGCTCCGCGCGCATGATCTCCAGCTCGGCCGCAACCGGCCGGTAGACCGTTTCCAGCATCGGCATTCCGTACCCCTTTCGATTAGTGCACCGTGGCGATGAGACCGACCCGGATAAGCATCCCGATAATGAGCCATATCGTGAGCATCACGCCAAGTACGGCACACGTCCATAGTCCGATGGCCCGACCCATTGCCTCACCTCTCGTCTGTGGCTCACCGATTCCCCAGATCGTCGCGATCAGCGACACGTAGACCGTGATGAACAGCGCGACGTCGGTCAGTGATTCGAGTGCCTGCTCCGGGGTCACCCGGCCTTATCCTTTTTCTCGTCCTTTTTCGCCTTGGCCTTTTTCGCGCTCTCTTTGCGCGCCTTCCGCTTGGCCCGGAGCATGGCCCGGTGGTCGCGCTTCTGGGCCCGCGCGATGCCCTGGGCCCAGCCCATTGCCGCCGCCGATAGATCGAGCAGCTCGGCGTACATCTCCGTCGGATCGTCTTCGGATGCGATCTTTCCGAACCGGGTGGTCAGAATGGCGAGCTTGTCCGTGTCGCTCATATCCGGATTGATCGTGGTGCCCTGCCAGCCGGTCAGCGTGCACATCTCGATCATGCGCTGGCCGAGATCGTTGCGGCTTTGTTTGGTGAGTGACTGTTTCACGAGACCTCGCAGATTGACGATGGGGGGCGGATCGGGCTGGTGGGTTTCACTGGCGCCGTATTCGAGCTGGGCAATGTGTTCGGGCCGGAGCGGCGGGACGGTGCCCGGTGGATCGGCCGGGGGCAGGGTGCCCGCACTCATGGCTCTCCGTTCGGATAGATGAATCTCCCACCGGAGATCATCGATCGCATTAAGTATCTTGTGCCAGTAGTGCCACCGGTGCGGCCACCACCGGGGCATCAGCCATGACCGACGGGATTCTTTCCCTTGCGATCCCCGGGCCAGTAACCGAAGTGGTCGTGAAACCATTGCGAGGCGATCCGCTTGGCCTTGCCTGGATTCCCCACGTGTTTGAGAATGTGGTGATAAAGGGCGGTCCACGGGTGCGGCTTCGTCGCCCATTTCGCCAGCCCTTCCTTGCTCAGCCAATACTTTTTGAGGTTGTTACCCGCGTCGCCCGGGTGCAGGTCCGCGCGTAGATCGAACGGGCCCACCGGCGCGGAGCGCTCGAACTCGTCCGCGTCGTGATCGTTCCGGTAGAAGTCGCTCGCTGTGATCATGCTTCGATCCCTTCGATGTCGAGCCCGGCCGCGCGGGCGGCCGTGAGGTGCCGCGCTCCCGGCCCGTGCTGGGGTCCCTGGGTGCCGCGCTTGCCTGGGTTGCGACTACCTGCGGGCCCGGCCCCCGGACGCGCCCCAGGCGTGCCAGGGGCCAGGTCTGTGCCGCCCGGGTTCTTGTTCGTCCCGGGTGGTCCGGCCGGTTCGTGCGCCTCGGACGGGGGCAGCGCCTCGATGCGTTGTTCGGG